TGTGAATTCTTAGAAGATAAGGGCGAGATAGTAGATGAAGAGGAATGGGAATTGATAGAGGCTGAGCCTGTAAATCTTGCTTCAGTTAGAAGCTATGCAGATCCTGATAAGCCTTCTGAAATGGATAGCGGATTGTATAAGATTCGTTATTCTTATTCAAAGAATCTAAGTAAAGATAGCCGCAGATTCTGCCGTCAAATGGTAAGCGCTGCTAAGGCAGGCTTTGTTTATCGTTATGAAGATTTAACTGCTATGAGTGCAGATAGTAATGACCTTAATCCTAAGATGGGCCACAATGGCTCAAGTTATAGCGTGTGGTTGTACAAGGGATCAGTTAACTGTAAACATTTTTGGGAGCGGAGAGTTTATTTTCGCAAGAGAGAGAAGGGCCGATTCATTGCGGACAATGGTTTAGAGTCATCTGATTCAATATCAGTATCTAAAGCTATTCGTGCAGGAATGCCTTTGAGAGATATAGCTAAAGGATTTGCTACAGCTAACACTCGCACCTATGACTTACCTAATAACGGTAGATATCCAGGAACAAATTAAATACTAATAACATAATGGCAATAGCACCCGAAATACTTTTCATTAACGAAGAGTTTCTTAAGAAATACACTCAGCTTAATGAAGCTGTAGATACTAACTTAATTAGACCTGCTATTTACTTGGCACAGGATAAGTATATCACTCTATGGCTTGGTACAAATCTAACTAACAAGATTAAGAATGAGATAAGCGCAGGCACTTTGTCAGGAGTGTATGAGACTTTATTAAATGAGTATATTGTAAAGCCTACTGCATGGTGGACCATGGTAGAGCTTTATCCAATGCTCATGTATAAGCATGACAATGGTAACTTAGTTACGCGACAATCTGAAAACACTACTGCTATTTCTCAAAGCGAGCTATCATCTTTAAGAGATATGGCACGTGAGAATGCTAACTACTACACTCAGCGTTTAGTAGATTACTTGTGCGCTAATAATGCAGACTATCCCGAATACAGCAATAATACTTCGCCTGATATTACACCTATTCGCGTAGTGAACAGGCAGAGCCAAGTAGCTTTTAGCAGAGCTGCTGTTGATAGTGCAAATCCATGGTATAGATTTTCTATTCGTAACTTTACTAACTAAGAATGAAGCTAACAAAGGAGCAGCAAACGAGGAAAGACTATGAGCGTAAACTTAAAGTCTATCTAACTAAACGAGATAAAGAATTAAGAAATGAAAGCACCAACAATAGAAGAGCTTAAAGCTCAATTCACAGAGCTTGGCTACAAATGGCCTGCAATTCACATAGTAGGTATACGCAGTAAAGCTAACGAGCCTAATAAATTTGATGATTTAATAGGATTGGTGCAAGGTGATCAGGTAAATTGGTACAGTGGCACAACTAATCCTGGTACTTTTTGGCTTAATAATCCTATGAATAAGTTAGGCACAGCAGTTTTAAAGCCAGGGCAATACGTAGACACTTACACAATAGGCTTGCATCAGGGTAAATACAGCGCTTTAGTTCAGTCTAAGAAGGTAACAGTGTATAGAGATGCTGATAGAGATAGCATAGCTGAGGAGCAGGGGAAAGAAGATACAGGCCTATTTGGCATTAACATTCATAGAGCTAATGAATCTGCTGAATCAAAGAATATAGATAAGTGGAGCGCTGGATGCCAAGTGTTGAACATGCCTAAGCAATATAAAGAGCTTATTCAGGCATGCATTAAATCGGGTAAGAAATCTTTTACATACACATTACTTCATGAGCAATAATCAGCAGCAAATAGCCGAAGGAGTAACCGGTACAATTAGCAGCATCTTGTTAAGCGTGCCTGCATGGATGTTAGATGTAGAGTTTGCACTTAAGATATTTTGTTTATTGCTATCAGCTGTAGCTTCAATATTCACCATCTACAAGATGAGTAAAAAGAAGCGTTAAATGAATTGGATTAAAAGCATATTTAGTAATGATAAAGATGCAAGCTCTAAACGAGTAGCTTCTATACTTGCGTTATTAGTCTGCATTAATCTTTCTTATATCGGGACCTTTACAGATTATAAGACTCCTGAATACATGTTTGATGGCTTGCTAATTTTAGCCGGTGGAGGATTAGGATTAACTGTAATTGAATCTATTTTTACCAAAAAGAAAAGTAATGACTCAACAGGCTCAGAATCAAATTAAAGCAGCTGTAGTTATAGTAATAGCTATTAGCATTTGCGCCACTATTCAGATAATGTACATAGCTTTAAAGGACAGCAAGAAAGCTATTGAAGGCTATGAGCGCAGAGCAGACAGAGCTACGCATGTTATTGATTCATTAGAGGCTACCAATGTGCAGCGCATGTTAGAAATTGAACAACTGAATGTGCAATTAGAACGTAACAAAGAAAGATATGAAGCAAACATTAGCGCTATTGATTCTCTTGATAGGCATGGGCTTAGGAGAGCCATGCACAATCTACTCTCAAGCCTTACAGAAGAGAGATACCCTGGTCAGCTTAACGACTGAGCAAGTAAGAGCATTGCTCAAGCTTAAAGCTGAGCGCGATTATCTTTATAATGCTGTAAATATTTGCACTAAATCAGATAGTGTTAAAAGTAAAGTAATTACTGATCAGGCTAAAACTATAGATGCATGGTCTATCACTAACGAAAAAACTTCGCAGCAGTTAGTTAAAGCTAAAGAAGAACTATACAAAGAAGCTGCACGTAAAGAATCATGGCGCAGCGCAGCACTTATAGGCATTCCAATCTCATTTATAGGGGGTATAATCTTCACTCTATTCTTCTAAGCTAACAATTATTTGTTAATAACTTTGCTAATATTAGTAAGGTTTCTTTTGCTTTTCTAAAATATCGTAGTACATTTGCTAAAATTAAATCAATAAGCAAATGAAAAAAGCACTACTCTTCTTCGCCATGTTAATCGCAGGCCTACTCATCGGAGGATCATTCGATGCAGACACTCAAGAATTAGAAAAAATAGAAACCAATTTAACAATTAAATAATCATGACTAAACTATTTGAATTAGAAGAGCAAGCCAAGTACGATGGCACACGCTACTATCTTAAAATTGATGGCAGCTACGTTAAATCTTTCAGCACTTTTGAAGAGGCTAAGGCCGAGTATGAGGAAGCTATTACCTGGATACCTACTAAGACTATCCTATTATCTAAGGAGGTAGAGCTATGAAATTCCATGTAACAGTTACTCCGATAGACGAGGTAGCAATATCAATAGCTGAAAGACTTGGAACAGCTAATCTATTTATAGCAGATACCTTTGAAGTAGCGCAGCAGATGCTACCACTACTGATGAAGATTTACAAATTTGATTATACTCCAGTATGGATTAATGAGTATAATGACAATGCTTTGTATGAGTGGGAGAATGACGAGGTAGTTATAGCTATAAAGAAAGTTTAGTATATTAGCAACTTAATTAATAATCAATATCATGAACAAACCAAACAACATAACCGGTAAGGTTATAGTCTCGAGGTGGGATGCCTCGACACTAAAGTGGAATCTGTACACAAACGCGCACAGCTATTCCCTACAAGATTTCTCACTTGCTAAAAAGCATGGCGAAGTAATGCCTGACGATGGCACTTTCTTATTCCAATTTGAAAGCGAAGGAGAAGAGAATATTCACGATTACTTTTTGTCCGATGTCTACGCTATCTGAAAGAGCTAACAGCAAATTCATTTGCGTACAAAGCTCACTACCGGGAGAAGAGATGAGCTACAATGAAATGGCAGAGAAAGTAGTCTATGAGAGCTGGCGAAGTTATTTCCAAAACAACCCACATGAGTTACACAAGAGAGCCTAATTGGGATAAGCTTAAGCCTACAATAGATTGGGATGAGCAAGAAGAAAAGTTAGCAGATAAATTAAGTAAATACATAAATAAAAATAACACAGTTATGAATCAGTCAGTAGTAAAATCACAGAAATTTGTTAGAACATGGGATGGCCCATCAGGTGCAATCCATTACTTTGATCTCGTATT